CGAGGTGCGTGGTTAGGGTGCACCAGTGTCATCACATCCGCACGTTGAACGAAGGCAATGTCAAGAAGTTCAGACTCTAGGTATGGTGTATCTACAACATAGTACGAGGCTCCATCGAGAATGAATCCGCCATCCTTAATGACGCGCATCTCGTTCTCTTCAAACAGCAGAGCGTATGTCTGCTCTGTGTTGAAGCTGAAGGGTATCAACCTCGCACGTTTACTGCTGTCGCCTATCTCCCCTATGAATCGCGTACCTTGTCGAGAGTACGCACCTCCTTGTGGACGAATGAACATGTTCTCACATAAAGCCAGTCCTGTGGAGTACTTGGCGATGTCCGCCCGTGAACGCAGAGACGGAGCAATCTCACCGCCTGTGAAACTTCTTTGGATGACTTCAGGCATGAGCTTAGTTCCTTATCGTAATATATTCGCTGTCTGCGATTTCTTTCTTTTGTTCGTTTAGCTCATTAGCAATCCCTGCGCTGAGATACCCCTTGTACATTGACATGCTATCTGAGCGTAGACCTCGCCCAGCTTCCACTCCAGCGATAGGTACCGCAAGCTCTGCCGCCATCAAATGGGATAGTGCCATTATGAAGTTTAAGCTGAACAGGCTGGGGTTCTCGACGCGAGCACGGTAGTCAATATATACATCGGAGTAGTTGCACCCTATTGTACGGTTGTTACTCGCAAGGATGACTTTGTATTCGATGAGCGCATCCGGTAGAGGACCTACTATGCCCCCCGCCCGATGGGTGTAATATAAGCCCGACGTCCTGTTATCCGCGTTAATCGCTTCATAATTAGGCATGACACGGTTGACTCTCAAACAGTCTGACGGGTACTGGTACGTATACGCCCAGTTAAAAGTGTCTTGCACCAACAGTACTAGTGGCTTGATTGACCCTGCGAATTGCCACGGTGAGTCCTGAAGCATCTGGTCACGCAATAGTGGATACAACGTTTTACATTGACGAGCCTGTACTGACTGCTCATCTAAGGAGTTGATTGTCCCCGCTCTGATATGACCCAGTGCTAAGTTGCATATATCTACTTCACTAGCCATGTTGGTTCACCTTATAGTGTTTTAGTAGCTGACTCTGCTGATGCGACGAACGTCACCGCTTCGATAGCTTCTTGGTCTTCTTTAGCCTTTGCTTCTGCTTCCGCTTTGGCTTTGTTCTCGGCTTTTGTACGAGCACCTTTCTGCGCCGCAGTCTCACCCTTGATAGGCTGAAGCCACGACGGGCAAGGTTTAATCTCGTTCTCGACATTGAGCACAGGTCTCTTGCCGTTAGGGTCGTACTGGACTCCGTTGTAGAATCCTCTTCGTTTTACATTGTATGATGGCATCTTATCTCTCCTGAATTAAAAAAGGCAGACCATTACAGCCTGCCTTGTATCTTACATCCAATTATGCTTACGCACCAGTGATGTTAGTTTGGTTACCCATGGTGATAGCCGCAGTTACTCTGCCTGCTGAAGGTATAGTACCGCCTGAGCCATTTAAGAACAGACGGATGTAACGCTTCAAGTTAGTAGGCAATACCTGCAGACCGTACTGGTACCCAGCGACTGCTTGAGCGGCAGGAATGCTCGAACGAGATACGTAGTTGAATCCACCACTATCGGAGTCGCTAGTCTCAATACTAACCTCAAAGAATTGTAAGTTATTAAACGTCTCTGTGATTTGAATCAAGATAGGTACCGGAGTACCTTTACCCACGTCACGGTTCAACGGGCCAGCGGCACCGTAAGGAATGCCAGCGGCACCGAGGTCTATAATGTTGTCAGACTCCGCATCATTAGTGACTGCTTGATTGTCTGATAAAATTAAGTTCTGAGAAAGAATCATAATATTTTCCTATTCGAAAGAAGAAGAACGTGCGGTATTAAACCACACGAGCCTCAGTGTTTAAGATAGCATCCACTTCTTTGATAGGGATACCACGGTAGGTCAGAACTTCTTGACCCTGTATCTCAGTTCTGCCGAGGCGAACAAAGTTATCAGACGCACCAGCGTTAGTCGCTAGTTTATCTAGTGCTTCAAGCACGTCACGGTTGCAGTAAATGCAGATGGTGCCATTTGCTACACGACGGTTCTGGAGCTTGTAGTACGCACTGCGCATGAAGTCGTAAAGGTCCACTGTGCCAGCTTTGATATTTGAAACATCAATGTTAGCAACACGGGCAATGTATCTCCAGTCCTTGACTGCTAGACCGATGTGCCATGTGAACTTCTCTTCTTTAGCGTAGTAGGCTTTGCCGTCTGCATCAGTGATACGTTGACGACCCATGTCTTCGCGCTGAACACCCGCTTGAGTACCTTTTGGATACAACAAGTGGCATTGACGCTCACCCCATGTTACGAACCACACCGAAGTGTTGTCTGCGCCTGTACCGCCAGCATCGATAATCTGATTACCATTGGCGGCGTCAAGAGAATTAAAGCGTGGTGCTAGTCCCATGAACTCTTCAGGGTCTGACGTAGTGTTGCCGTAGAACATCTTGTCCGCGACTTCTTGGTTCATCGCTTCTAAGTATGACATCGCTTCAGATAGACGCACTGCGCCTTCGTTCGTGCTCAAAGCAAGCAAGCGCTCATCGATGGTGCTTAGACCTTCAACGAAACCTGTGGTGTCTTCTACTTGTGCAGTAGTCGACTTGCTCTGGTCAATACCTTTGTATAGGCGACCCCATGACACTGCAGGTAGTCCTGTGCGCACGGTGTGTAAGTGAGAAGTACCTTTGTTACACTCAACAGCATAAGCGTCGTCAAGTATAGGGTTCATCTCCATTAGTAGCTCGATGACTGAGACATACTGCCCCATGCCGTCTTGCTGTTTGTAGATGTCGATTAAGTCGACAAATTGGTTTCCAATAGTAGCCATTGGTTAGTTCCTCGTTTTAGGATTTAGTTGGATACAATACACTAACATGGTCACGCGGTCCTTGGTTGACATTATTACCCGTATCATCTGGGTTGTCTTCCTTGGTTAAGCGTCCCACCTTAGTCATTAGGCGAATTACTTCTGGATGGTTGCCCAATCCAAAATCATTCAACAGTTTATTAAAACCTTCGGAGCCAAACTTAGCGATAGCCTGTTTAGCGATGCCGACGTTCTCTTCGAACTTGTCACCCCCGAACTCTTTATCAGCTTTAGATTGCGCCAGCCAGTCATCTTTTAACTGAGTAAATGCATCCATTTGTCCCTGTTGACCTGCCTGTACTTGTGCCGCTTGGAAATCCACCAGCTTCTGCGCTTGTTCCTGAGTCAGCCCCAGCTCTTTGAAAAGAGGTGTAGCAGATTCAAGTTGCGCATCATCTAGCGTCAATCCCTCGGGCAACGTAAAGTCGGCGTAGGTCTCGAGAGAACTATCATCGGTGCTATTAGCATCAGTATCTTCGCCGCTTGTGTCAGCGACTTCCTCCCCTTCTGGGTTAGATTCGTCTCCAGTCGTCGTGTCGTCAGTCGACTGTAGTTCAGCATCATCTGCTGTTTGTTGGGTCTGCGATGTTACTATTGCCGCTTCAATTGTCATGTCGTTCGTCCAGTAAAGTTAAGTACTTATCAGGACAGGCTTGCTCAAGCTCTTTCACCAGCGTGAGACCTACCTGTCTCTTGCCTGCATTATATGCATGTTTATGGGTGTCTATATCAAACGTCGAATTAAACACCCCAGTTGAGTCCAGTATCCGGCTCACGAAGCCACGTCCTCCCTCAGTTGACATGATAGCAGTTATCTCGATTATTTCAATAGACCTAGTGTCCCCACTCACTGGAGGCCTGCTTGCTGGAGTAATCGGGTCAATCCATTGTCTGATGACGTGTTGGTCTCTGACGCGGTCTTAGCCACCTGCGCGGTCTGTGCCATCTGCTCCTGTTGAGCGGCGGCGACAAGTGCTTCTTGTTCTTGTTTGACAATCTTCTGCACATCATCAGCGCCGCGCACGGTGTTAGGGTTCACACCCATGGCGTTGGCGTAGTCATCCACTAACTGCATAGGGTCGACCTTGTGTCTGGCTTCAGGCCACACTTGCGACATGTTGATAGCGTAGTCGGTGAGTCGTTCTATTCCGCCGACGGCTACCATTCGTTGTGCTTGCGCTAGGATACTGATGTACTCAACTCCTAACTCAACGTCAGCGAGCTCAGGTGGCGCAGGGGGTAGCACCCCTGCCTTCTGCAGTATGTTGAACGTGCGGTTAATTAGGGGGTCAAGGAGCTCGTTGTGCAGGCGCTCTAGTACAGGGCCTAGCATGAGCAACTTCTCCTCTTGTTTCTCCGCCACTTCTCTCGCAGTTATTTGACGTCGGTCAGAGTTAGCGAGCATGAGGAACAGGTCCTCATAGAATGCTTTCTTAATGCGCATCTCCGCCTGTTGGTTCTTAGCTTCGATAGCGTTCAGGTCAGGGCGATAGTTCCCGTAGATACTCGTCAACCCTTTCTGGTCACCGTCGTGCCATATAATCTCGTCAGGTTTGAGGTTGTTACCATTGGCGACCTTCGTCTTCAGTGTTGCGTCCCCTTGAAGAGGGGGATTCGCCATCTTGTCGACAGCTTGGTACGCTCGCTTCTCACCGAGTTGGAGTGCCTTGGTATCGCCTAAGCAGGTCATGCCACAACAATCGGTACCATAGATGTCTTCCCCAGTGATGTCCCATCGAGGTGCTAGTATCGCGAACTCTTCGAAGCCTGACCGTCTGAGAATCTGGTCATCGTTGTCGCCTTTCCTCGTGGCGTTCTTTCTCTCGTAATACACTGAGCGGAACGCCATGTCCCTCGCCATAGGTGACATCTGGTCACGGTTATCATTAGGCTCAACTAGATGCACTAGGTCCACCCACGTCTCTGTGTTGCCACGGTCCCACTGCTCGCGAATGTACTTAGAGCACTCATCATATCCGAAAAACTTGACGCACTCTCCTACCGTCTTCTGGTACTCACGATAGAAAGTGTCCACCTCATTGCGACCATTGGTGCCTATACAATAGCTACCGACGGTGTAGGGTTTGCAACGTATGACGTTGTCAAAGTCCTCGAATACGCCCATGGCACCCGTTCCAAATACGCCCATCTCACCATAGAGAGTGTGCAGGGATATGTAGGTATTGGACTGACTGAATACGCGGTACATGATGCTCTGGACTTCGAACAGCCATTTCTTGACCGCCGCAGATTTGTTCAGCTCTGGGTCAGGTGCCCCCAGTTGGAACCATGGTCTAGCGGGGGAGGTGATGCCTGCCATCATGCCCGATGCTAAGGTTCTAGCCGCGAGCTTTGATGTGTTGTTGTATTGCCGTGTGTTGCGCTTGTGACCTTTGTTCCGGTCAGTCGTCAGGAATCTACCACGGTGAGCAAGGTGATAGTCACTAAGCTCACGGTATATCGGGATGAATGAAGACCTCTCACTTTTGAGGGACTCCAGTCTTTTATTGAACTTAATGACGTCAGACATGTTAGCTACCTAGTAATGTTTTCTGTGAAGTGGTAGCGCTCTGCATAGCGCCGCCGCTACTGGTCAGGATGGTACCGCTATTAGATGCGGCACGTCGACGTTTGTTAGCAGTCGAACGTCCATCGACGCCAGTGTTTGGCATCGACGGTGCTTCAGGAGCTTTGGGAGCAGGTTTAGGTGCGCTTGAACTGCACATAGTAAAATCCTCAAGTATAGTTTTTACACAGTCTACACTAGATATCACATGTCTGCTAGTGGGTCATAATCCTTATCACGGGACATGTTTTCTCTGGCCCACGGAGCCACATCTGCATCACCGCGTTTGTAGTGTAACCTTGGTACATTCTCCATCGCGTACAGTAGGTATAACGCATCCGCCCAGTCCGGTGAGTATCCGAGACGTTGCTTCACATCCTTCTTGCGCTCGAGCACCAGTCTATCCTTGTCATCATGCCAAAACTCGCGGCACGTTAGCTCACGCTTCAATTGTTCGTCATTGACGATACGCGCACCATTCATCAACGCCACACGTAAACGGTCACCCATTTCAGCCGTCTTGTTGTAGTAGCGTTTCTCATCACTCGCTTTAGAGCCGAAGTGTACCTCGTAGCTGTTGTACCCGAGCTCGCGTAGCCTGTCATGTATCGGGCCACCTACTCCAGTGCTGTCCACCATGATAGCGTTAGGTTGGTGACGCTCGATGACCATGACTACTTTGCCCAGCATCTGCATTGAGTCCTTGCTGTTCTCATAAGGGATGCGGTAGCTGGTCTCAGACTTCAGGTCCTTGCCGCGTCGGAACGAAATACGGCAATCATCGCCGCCTCCACGGGCGACATCGAGAGACATGATGAGAGGCTCATCCCCAATATACTCAGGTAGAGGGTGTGTCTGAGCCATCTCAACGGTGTCGTTACCGATGAACTGCATGTCGCCTGCTTTAGGAAACTGCCCCTTGACTCGTACTCGTACGAAATCGCTGTCTTCACCATAGTCTTCCACCCATTGTGCTATTAATCGTTTGTTCGTCATCTTCGCGTTGCGGCTATCAATCTGCCTGTTCTTCCAGCGACTATTAGGATTGAACGTGTCGTGAAACTTACCGTCGTTACGTGTGGGGTTGCCGAAGCAGAAGAACATCGGCTCACCATCGGTCAGTCCTCCCTCTGCTACTTCCCATATCTTATTGGGTACCGCTGATGCTTCATCGAACAAGTAGAACGGTGTGCTGTTCGCCGCATGTAATCCTGCGAATGCTTCTGAGTTCTCCTCTCTACATGTCTGCGCATCCACGCGCCACGATGATGGGAAACTCTTGTGATAGAGGCTCATCGAGCCCTTACCATTGTTGTACTCGAACCAATGGCCCACGATACATCTCTCACGCCATTTACCCAGCTCGGACCACGTCTTAGTGCGTAACTGCTCCCCTGTGTTAGCGGTCACAATACCCTTCGCAAAAGGTCGTGTGCTCATGATGAACAGTATTATCCAGCTCGATTCAGCACTCTTTCCGATGCCGTGTCCTGACGCGATACTCTCCCTGATAGGGTCAACAGGGTCAACACCGTTGAATCCCCTTTCACGTATGGCATCCCCGAGGTCGGTTAGTTGCTCACATTGCCATAAGTCAGGCCCTTCAAACCCTTTCAGGTCACCATGACCCCAGTCGAACGCCCACATCACCCATCCCAGTGGGTCACCATAGAACTGCGATACCTGCTCAGCGAGCAACATATCGATGTCGTCGTAGTCTTGGAACTCGGTGGGTATTAGCGTACTACGCACATCGTGCATGAAGCTGACTGGCTGGGGGTCCATGAAGCTGACGGTCATCTATCTATCCTCTTTAGCCCCTGCAGGCGTCCTTTACCTCTCATGAGACGCTCAACAACATCACGGTCACTCTTGAGCTCAACCTTCTCCGCCGCATACGCGTCGACTTTACCGAGGGAGCCTATGGTCTTGAGTATCTGATGTGAGGTGTTCAGCTTGCCTGAGTGCTTGCATAGTATGTGGATTTCGTAGAGCTCCTGCATAAGCCACTCAGCGGTGAGCTCTGCAGGGCCGAAGTGCATCTGTTGGATACGTACCACTTCTTTCACCACGTCGGGTCTGACGCGCATATCGAAGGCGTCTTCAGGCGTCAATCCACATGATGTCGCGACGCGGTGTATGTCGAAGTCCTTACAAAACTCAAGCACAAAATGGGCCTCCTCCAGCGGGAGGTTCACATCTTCAAGTTTGAGGTGTTGCAATCTTTTCATCATAAGCTCTCAGGTCACGTCTTCCGCAGTCTACAAGAAGCTGGGCTCACTAGCAACAGGGATGGCTTCATACTGCTCTTGGTACAACTTAGCGGCACGGACTTGTTGTGCGTTCATCTCATGGCCTAACACCGTGGACGTCATCGCGTGGTACCTCTTATGGTTATCACGTATGAGACAGCGATAGCGACGTGTGT